GCTCAGGGACCAACTGGTGCTACTGGAGCAACAGGCGCTCAGGGACCAACTGGACCTACAGGAGCAACAGGTGCCGCTGGAACGTTTAGTGGAACGACCGCAACAATTACAGCAACTACAAGTATTACATTAGGAACAATCAGCATTGTTGATACTGCTGGTATCCTAACACCAACAACAGGTGGTGGTGTAACAGGCGATGACCCATACAGCACAGCTACAGTTCTTAGTTCGTTATTTGATACTACAATCAAAGATGACCTAGGTCGTCACACCTATACTACTACTCTTGGTAGTCCAAGCATTAGCACATCAACGGTTAAGTTTGGAACAGCCAGCTTGTATTGCCCAAGTGGTTCAGGACTTAAGATGGAAGGTAATTTAACAGACTTTCAATTAGGCACTGGAGACTTTACTTTAGAATGCTGGGTATATGTAACTTCAGCCGTTGCTGGCAACTATTGCTTTATCGCTCTAGATGCTAGTTATCAACCAGGTTTGAACTTTGGCTTTGCTTCAAATGGTAGCTCTGGCACAATTGGATGGTATATTGGTGGATCTCCTACATGGAGTCCAACTTCATTCTCATTCAACGCATGGCATCATGTTGCGGTATCTAGATCAGGTACAACTGTGTATTGGGCAATTGATGGAACAACAGGTGTCAACGTAACTGATAACAGAAACTTAACTAGCTTAATGACTGCTGGTTATCCATTGCTTCATACAGACTCATATGGTCAGAATCAATACAATGCTTATTTTGATGGTGTTCGCATTACCAAAGGTGTTGCTAGATATACCTCAACTTACACACCTCCAACATCAACACAATATAATGTTGGGGCACCAATTGTTTCAGCATACCCACTAGCAACTACCAGCACCGCTGGACAAGTAATAGTTGGCTCTGGTTTAAGCGTAAGTTCTGGCGTTGTTAGCGTTTCAATGGACGATCAAATTACTGCGTTAAACATCGCACTTTCATAAGGATAAACTAAAATGGCGAATACATTCAAATCAACATCAACAGCAATTACAACTACTACAGCAACAATCTATCAAGCTCCAGCATCAGCTGGTAACGTTGGTATTGCTCTTAGTGTTTTAATTGCCAACGTAAACGGTACAGCAAGTGCTGATGTAACAATTTTTAAAACTACTTCAGGTGATGCTGTTCAAAGTTATCTTGCTTGGACAATTCCTGTAGCACAAGATACAAGTCTTGAGGTTGTAGCAAACAAAATTGTTCTAATGGCAGGTGAAAAACTTCGTGCCACTGCTTCAGTAAACAGTTACCTACAAGCCACAGTGAGCGTATTGGAGATCACTTAATATGGGACGCATTCACCAAGGCTTAGCCAAGAATGGTGTTATTACCAATGTGGCTTTAAAATATCTTCCTATACGTGGCCCTGCTTATGCTAGTACCAATACAGTATTGCTTACAGGCGGTACAGCCAATGTGAGCGATATTGGTGGTAATGCGTTAACGGTTACTAGAACAGGTACTGTTTCAACTAGCACAAGTGAACCATTTACTTCAAGTCTAAACAGTTTTACATTTAACAATAGTGCCGCAAACTATATTACTATGACAAACGGTGTATTCAGTCCAGGCACTGGTGACTATACTGTTGAATGCTTTGTTAATATGGTTTCATTTCCTAGCACCTATGCTGTATTTGTTGAATTAGGTCAAAAAGGATCTCCAGGAGGACGACAAAACGGAATATTATGTTGGATTGCTGCCAATGGAAGTATTATTGGTTTCTATAATGGTTCTAATGCCTTAACCACAGCCGCTGGTGTAATCACAGCAGGCACTTGGTATCATATTGCTCTTGTTCGTCTTGACGGTGTTACTAAAATCTATGTTGATGGTACTGAACGAGCATCATCATCCGCAATGAGTGGTGTTAATTTTAACTTAGGTGGAGCAATTATTGGTTCTTTGGCTGATATTACTTCAGCATTCAACGGTAACATTAGCAACTGGCGATATGTTAAAGGACTAGCACTTTATCGTGAAAACTTTACTAAGCCGTCAGCAGATTTGGCAGTTATTGCCAACTCCTTTACATGGAGTCAAAACTACGGAGTGAGGATAATATAATGGCTTGGAAAAACGCAGACGGATTATATTCTAAAGAACGTCCAGAACGTATTAGATTACCAGATGGTATGACTCGTACAGGTGAGGCTATAACAGACGAACTATTGGCAGAACTAGGTTGGCTTGAATTTGAAGAAATTTACCAAGATCCAATTATTCCAGATAGCTGGAGAGTTTAATGAACAGCATAACAACCATAGCCGCTGAAAAAGAAAGCCTTGAAACACACGTTGAATTGTGTGCTCAACGCTATGCTGAATTGGATCGCCGTATTACAATAATTGAAAGCAAAATTGATGAGATTGTGATTCGTGTAGACGGCATTGGTGTTGAATTTAAAAAATCATTGCTTACTGCTGTTGGTACAATCATTGTTGCCCTAATTGGCTCTGTTGGAACCATAGTTGGAGTCATTGTAACCCACGCCAAGTAAATATTCTCATGAAACGAGAACTATTGATTGGTTGTGGTAGAAATCATGACAAACGGCTAACTGCGGATGGCAAATGGACATTCCACAATCCAACTACACTAGACTACAATCCAGATCATGGAACTGATGTAGTTTGGGATCTACACGATTTACCATTACCATTTGACGCAGAGTCATTTGACGAAATACACGCCTATGAAGTTCTAGAACACGTTGGTGCTCAGGGCGACTACAAAACATTTTTTAATCAATTTACAGAATTCCATCGCTTGTTAAAAGTAGGTGGATTCTTTATGGCTACTTGTCCATCAAGGTATAGTCCGTGGGCATGGGGTGATCCTAGTCATACCCGTATACTACAAAAAGAACAACTACATTTTCTTAGTCAGGCAAACTACACTAAGGAAGTAGGTGTAACACCAATGAGTGACTTTAGAAGCATCTATACTGCTGATTTTGAAACGCATTGGGTTAGTGAAGATCAAGAACATTTTAAGTTTATTTTGAAAAAGATATGAAGATTTGTGTTTATGCTATTAGTAAGAATGAGGAACAATTTGTCAAGCGTTTCTACGAGTCTGCGAAGGATGCTGATCTAATTCTTCTATGTGACACTGGATCAACGGACAACACGGTTAGCATTGCTAAAAGTTGTGGTATTGGCGTCTATAATATCACAATAAATCCGTGGCGTTTTGACAATGCTAGGAACGCGGCACTGAGTTTGATTCCGCCTGATATAGACATCTGTATCGCATTGGACCTTGATGAAGTTCTTATGCCTGGTTGGCGAGAAGAAGTTGTAAGAGTATGGAAGGATACTACAACCAGACTTCAATATCGTTATGATTGGAGTAACAATCACATCTTCAACGCAACCAAAGTTCACAAGCGTACAGGTTACAGTTGGCGGCACATCTGTCATGAGATGATATTTGCTGATCCACGCACACCTGAAGTTTGGGCAACAACTGAATTTTTACTAATCAAACATTTACCAGACAACACCAAAAGCCGTTCCAACTACCTCCCCTTGCTTGAAGCGGGCACCAAAGAAGATCCTAACAACTCACGTGATGCCTACTACTATGCTCGTGAACTATTTTTCACTAATCAATATCAAGCCAGCATCAATGAATGGAATCGCTATTTGAAATTGCCAGGTGCCACTTGGTATCATGAAAGGTGCTTTGCTTACCGCACTTTAGCAAAATGCTACGCTTCGCTGGGCTATGTAGCAGAAGAATTAGAGGCGGCTAAAAACAGCACAAAAGAGGGCAAAAACCTACGAGAAAACTGGGTTTTACTGGCAGAAATCTATCAAAAACGCAAGGAATGGCGCCTGAGTTTTGCGGCGGCGACTACTGCTGTAAACATTCAAGTTCGTGATTATGCTTACACAAGTGATGAGTCAGTTTGGGGATCACGTACCTATGATGCGGCGGCTATTGCCGCACACTATCTAGGACTAAAAGATTCTGCCAAGAAGTATGGACAGCAAGCATTAGACCTAACGCCAAATGATCCAAGATTAATCCAGAACATGGAATGGTACTCTAAATAATGGATGCTACAAGAACACTACACAAAGATATTGGATGCTTTAACAGAATGGACTGTAGGGGTTCATCACAACCAAAGCAAGCCAGGACGCAAAATCAGCGGCAGACCTCGTAAGGATAATACTGATAATGAACCCAGCCAACCAATCAACGGGCACCCAGTTGTGCTATCTATTAAAGCCGTCGCAAGCCCCTGCGATTGGTGTGAAAATACCTGTTCTAAAGAAAAAACCTATAGCCGTTCTCCTGGATCAAATGTATGGAGAGGCAAGTGCGAAGACTGCGGAGAAAAACGCAATATTTTAACTGGTCAATTGAATTTCACTAAATAGTTTAGAGAAACGGGATATCTTTAAGTTGTCATATGCTTATTCCTATCCTGATGCTGTCAATCATCACTCCGTCCTGTTTCTTAAAGCCCACTAGGTTTCCCAAATCCACAAGTGGGCTTTTTCTTTTCTCCAAACAGATTGTTTTTAGCCAGTTTTAATGCTACTATTGTTGAACATACTAAATATGTATTGACAGTAACAGCATAGGCACACATTATGGCAAATCTAAAAACAAATCATCTAACACCTAAGGTTGGCAGGCCAGTTCGTAATACTGCTGTGGAAAAACTGGGGTAATAACCAGACACGTGACATATTGATACACTCCCGTTGGTAGATCCAACTATCCTGAAAAATGGAAGTGAGTTTGAAGGTAGAACCCTAAGCCTGACGTATTGATATAGTATGAATGTTAGCATACGAAAACACCGTGCTAAAAACATCTAGACACTAGGAACGAGGTCTAGAGTGCGTAAAGCATATCGTAGTAGGATGGAAAAGTACAGAGTCCATTAGCATATACGGTGTATAATAAATTACCTACTTCCCAAGTCTTGGCTGAGATAACTCACATGAAGAGGGCGGAACCAGTTAAAAAGGTTCCGTCTGACTAAACAATCTACATGAAGTTATCAAGTATTATGATGTGAACTGATTCAATTTAATAATGTAACGAAGCAAAGCGAAGTGAAATTATTAAATGAATAAGGTATTGCGAAGCAAGACCTATTAATATAAAAGGATATGAAGATATGACTGAAGAACAAATATATAAAATTGAAAGTATGTCTCTAAGAGATAGTATTGATTGGAATGAGATAAATGAGGTGTTCTTTGATTACAAAGAGGTAATAAGTGCTATTGACTACTTCCTCTTACACCTAACAAGTAATCATCTTGTTCCAGGTAAGGTATATCATAAACTAATTGGAATAGGTGATAACATCAAAGAACATCATAGTTTCACTGATAAACAAGCCAGATATGTAGTCCTAGCACTTGCTGGTTATTGGAGTGAAATAGATCCATTTAAGGAATTACTATGAAACCAAAACTAACTATACCACCTCGTAAACCTAGGACTCCTGAACAGATCGCACTAGCCAGTGAGATGAATATGATCAGCGAACTCTACATCAGATGGACCACGGGTAAACTACTGCCAACAGATGATTTCCTAATGATCAAATATATAGATCGTCTAGAACACATTAGAGAACAGGAAAACTTTCATATGAGACACATCAATTGGAAAGTAGACCAAATGAACCTAAATAACCCCAAAGAAGAGGGACACAACTAAATAAAAGTATAATACAGGATATAAAGTTATGAGCCGCCCTAGAGTAGAACTGCGTGACGCAAAACAAAAGTTTAGAGACAATAGAAAACGTGCCCTCAATATGGGCAATGGTTGGACTTTGACCTTTGAAGAGTGGTATACGTGGTGGTTGTCACATGGTGTTGATAAAAATCTAACCAAAAACAATTATACCAAACACAGTCTAATCCTAGTCCGTATTGATGAAGCCAAACCTTATTCATTGGATAACATCACCGCAATGACCCGCGGTAAAACAAACACAGGACGTCCTTGCCGTACACTAGGTAAAGAACGTCCAAATACTTGGAAGATCAAAGATCCAGAACTACACAAGATGTACATACCATTTCTCAAAGCCAAAAGCCAAACAGACTATCGTGTTCGTGAAGGACTAGCGGTTGGAGATTGGCTGATGACATTTCCTCAATTCGTTTCTGTTTGGGGAGACTTGTGGCAACTGAGAGGTCGTGCTTCATCAGACTTTGCTATGACACGCGAAGACTTTGATGGTGATTGGACAGCAGATAATGTTGTTGTAGTCACTCGCAAAGAACAACTGGAACGAGCACGACAACACCGCGAAAGCCAAAAGTAAACGATAGGAGAAATTATGACAGCATCAGCAGAATCACTAAAAAGATTAGAAGCATGGGTAGATAGAGCCAACACTCATTTTGTGCGTACCAAAGGAGAAATCTACGGAGACGCAGACGCTTGGAATGACATCTACCACGATCCAGAAATAAGCAATGAACTGGTTTGGGATTGGTTAGACATTATGGAAACAGTCCGCTTACAAGAGCCAGATGTAGTCACACGCCGTGCTGAAGACATTTTCAAAGAAGCCCAAAAATATATTCATGTAAATGGACACAAACCCCGTTGTTTTGACAAAGGACTAGGCAAGCACAAGCATCAACCCCTGTTCAAAACATTTATGGAAATGCGTGATTTGATTAACCGTATGAAGGGCTGGGAAATGCCCAAACCTCAACGGGTAGAGATTGACCCCAATCCAACCCAATTTGAACGATTATTTGAAATTGGAGCCTAATATGTTTGACCCAGAATTTGATCCACTAGATATACTAATGAAGCAACAACACAAGATAAGCCAGTTGGATCAAAATATAAAGCAATTGGCTGTGGCCTACAATAGCCGCAATGAACTACTAGATCAGATCGTTGCTAACCTACAACAACTTAACCAAAAAGTCTACGAATTGGAAGTTACTACGCAAAAGCAGGAAGCAGACATTACCCGTTTATGTATTGAACGCAGATTGAGATAATTTAACAAGGATATAAAGATATGAACCCAAATATTAAAGAAATTAAAAGCAAAGATGGCAGAACCTACTGGATTGAAGCAGGCGATAAACTATATGAACAACGCTTCCTAGTGGGCAGTTGGCAAAAACGCAATCTGGACTATGCTTCAACACTGATTGACAATTGGACACGCTGTTTGGATGTTGGTAGTAATATGGCTTGTTCTGCGGTGCTTTATGCTGATGTATTTGAAACTGTTGAATGTTTTGAACCCACCCCGCTCAACATCCAGTTATGGAATTTGACTATCAATGCCAATAACATTACCAATTGCCATTTACATGAAGTTGGAGTTGGAGAAAAGGATTATGTTACTGAAATCATTCTACACGAACGCAATCACGGACACAATCACCTAACACACTACGACAAAAATCCTCGTGCCAACCCAGAGCGTAGTGGACGAGCCCGTGCTCAAGTTCAAGTTAAAACAATAGACTCATTTAACTTCCAGGATGTGGGCTTTATCAAGTTAGACATTGAAGGATATGAGAAGTTTGCTTTGGAAGGTGCTGTTGACACTATTTCCCGTTGCCGTCCAACACTTCAACTTGAAATCCGTGCTAATCAATGTCGTAAGTTTAACTACTCAGCAGAGGATATGATTAATTGGATCCGTGATCTAGGCTACACAGTAATGAGTAAAAACACTGGCGAAATGGACGGAACATTTACAACAAAGACCAACGAACTATACTATAATGGCGAAGTCTTACGCAGAGAAATGGACTTGTTTTTCCAACCAAATGAACGTATGCGTCACAGCCAATTTAAAACACTATTTGAGCAAGTGTAACGCAAGTTACCCTCGTTAACCACTTTTTTGGACAAATGTTGTAGATCTACAACATTATATTTTCAATATTGATGTTAAACTATATAAACTGAAACACAAAGAAAGGCCGCAGAATGAACAAGCAAGCATATCGTCGCCAACGCATCCTGGAACGCATCAAGCAAAGCCATCAGACTAACGAAGAACAACGCCGCAAGGCACTGGAGAAGATCCGTGAAATACGCAATCGTCTTAACACTAGTGTTTAATCTCTCTGGTTGTGCTGGCTATGCGGCCTTTGCCAACAGTCAAGATCCCTGCCAGAAAACAGGCAAGGCAGAAGGCTACACTCGCCCCAGTTGGTGTGGTGCTTCAACTGGCCATAATGTTACCATTGTCCAAGGACTAAGCCGTAATAATTACATAGTAACAGTAAAATAAAAACTCCTAATCTCCAGCCTTACTGACATTAGGCATCTCCAGGAGTTCTAGAGCCCCTAATGGAAATGGACGTCCCTAGGGGCTTTAGTTTTGGCTAATATTCCTCTAGGCAATAATCAATTAGATCTATATAATTAATAGTGCGAGCAGTAGGCAACATAAGAACACTATTGCTTATCTTACATAGTAAGTTTCAAACACCTAGGGACTACGGTCCCTATTCTTTTGACCCAATTATCTACCAGTCTAAGACCATACTGTTAAATAAACATATGGATGAAGACAACGCAGTTCCCACCACTGAAGCAAGCCAACTAACACTAATCCCACTTGTTGAAGAAACAGTGGATCCCTCTAAGACTGGCAATAAACCCAAGCAATTGGTAGCAGTAGAAGTCTACGGATATGAAGTAGGCCGTGGTAGGAACAAGCGTGTAGTAGTGCCACAAGATGTGTATAACCTAGCCGCTATTGGTTGTAATGACCGTGAAATATCACGCTGGTTTGATATGAACGAGGACACTCTAAGATACAACTTTGCGGATATCATGCTAAAAGGTCGTGAAGACTTAAAGCACACACTACGGCGTGCCATGCTTAAAAACGCACTATCAGGCAATGCCGCACTACAGATCTTCCTAGCAAAGAATATGTTGGGTATGAGCGATAACCCATTGGACTCAGAAGACTCAAAACCCTTACCTTGGAATGACAATGACATCTAAAACAAAAGAAAGACCAGAACAAGCGGTAGAAGAAACAGCACTACATCGCATTATGATTGAAATGAAGAATGACTCTGCTGTATTAGTGTTTACACGCAAGGATCAAGCACAAATGGAATACAACCGTATCAAAGCCGCTGGCGTCTACTGTGGTGCTTGGATTACTAGACTAGACTTTAATGGAACAAAATAATGACTACTATAACCAAAACAGAAATTAAAAATTACAACGATAAATTTAGAGTCTGCTACTTTGAATTTGACGAACATGAAAATGAAGAAAGATTGTACTGGTGCCAAGACTTTGATACATTAGAAGAAGCAGAAGCCAGAGTAGAACAACCTCTCTAATAATGGCGCTAAGTGAAACACAGACTATTGTTGCCCAAGATACCCATCGTTTTCGTGTTGTTGTTGCTGGTCGTCGTTGGGGTAAAACAACATTGGCCATACGAGAAATGTGTAAGGTCGCAAGAGAACCCAACAAAGAGGTTTATTACATTGCTCCCACATACAGAATGTGCCGTACAATCATCTTCAAACGACTCAAGAAGAAACTCTTGGATCTACAGTGGGTCAAGAAGATAAACGAAACCAACCTAGAATTCTCACTCAAGAATGGTAGCACAATATCATTGAAGGGCGCAGACAACCCTGCTAGCCTACGTGGAGTCTCACTATCCGCCGCAATTTTTGATGAATTTGCTTTCATGGACCGTGAAACATGGGACCTAGTCATACGTCCAGCACTGGCAGATCAAGAAGGACCTGCCTTATTCATTACAACTCCTATTGGCAAGAGCAACTGGGCATTTGATCTATTCAACATGGAGCGTGAGCACCCCAACAATTGGAAGTCATATACATTTACCACACTAGAAGGTGGCTTTGTTAGTCAAGCAGAAATAGATGCCGCACGTGAAGAAATGAGTGAACAGCAGTTCAAGCAGGAGTTTGAAGCCAGCTTTGTTACAGCAAGTAACCTAGTGGCATGGGCATTTACACGTGATAATATTGTTCACCTAAAAGACCCTACACTTTCTACCTTACACGTGGGTATGGACTTCAACGTCTCCCCTTGTACTGCGGCCATATATGTCCAGGTTGGGGATGGTATGTTCCAGATTGATGAACTGTCAATGATGAATAGCCATACACAGGAAATGGGTGAAGAACTTAAAAGACGTTACCCTAAATCAAAGATATTTGTTTATCCTGATCCAGCAGGTTCCGCACGTAAGACAAGTGCTGGTGGCAAGACTGATCACACCATATTACAAGAGTTGGGCTTCATAGTTAAAAGCCCACATAGCCATGATCCAGTCAAGGATCGTATCAATTCATACAACGCCCGTTTATGCTCTGCTAAAGGCATTAGAAGGCTGTTCATAGACCCTAAATGTAAATACACATTAGAAAGTTTAGAGAAGTTCTGCTTTAAAGAAGGAACTCAGGTTCCTGATAAAAACGGCTTTGATCATATGTTTGATGCGGCGTCATACTGTATCCAATATATGTTCCCACTTAAACGGGAATATGAAAAGAAACCTCCACAACGGTGGGGACATAAATTAGCCGCATAACAAGGAAAACATAAATGAGTGACTTAACCCTACTGAACGACTTTGCCAGAGTAAGTTCTACAAACTTAGAATATAGCCGTAACAAGGATCGTTGGTTGTTCTTGCTAGACAGTTTTGTTGGTGGACAACAGTATAAGAATGGCAACTACCTAACAAAATATCAATTAGAAAGCCCAGCAGAATATCAACAGCGTATCGCCACAACACCACTAGATAATCATTGTGCTAGTATTGTAGCAGTCTATACCTCATTCTTATTCCGTGAAGAACCAGATCGTGACTTCAACGATTGGGTAGGTGATGACATAGAAGCATTCCTACGTGATGCCAACCTAGAAGGACAAAGTCTAGACGCATTCATGAAGGATGTGGCAACATGGGCCGCAGTATTTGGACACACGTGGATCTTGATGACCAAGCCTAATGTAGGTGTGCCAAGCCAAGGTGCTGAGATGGACATGGGCATCCGTCCTTATGTAAACATCCTAACTCCACTGGCTGTGTTAGATTGGCGCTGGGCCCGTACAGAATCAGGCGCTTATGAACTAGTCTATTTCAAATATATTGAAGAAGTAGTTGATCAGTTGACCATTGTAAAAGAGTGGACCAAGGAAGGTATCATGACTTGGGTCCTAGATGATCAAGCCAA